TATGAGAATGTCTTTCTTCGATATCATCCACTTTAAATGCAAAAGCATTTGCTTGGTCAACAACCAAAGTAATTTGATCATCTGCAAGCTCTTGTGTATTGATAACGGAGCCACGAGTATAACTAGCGACAGAAACTACGGGTTCTTTGATAATTCTTACCGTGTCACCAAAATTTTCAATTTCTCCAGCGTAGTCGGTGTTTGTAATATCTTCAACAACCGAAGCAGTTCTGAAAAACTTTTGAACCTTCTGGCTATAAATTTCAGGTATGAAGTTATCATTAGGCAGGTTAGCATAACCTGCAGCTCTTGATACTGCCATAATTATTCTCCTTTATAGCGTTTAAGTTAAGTTTTTAGTTTCGCTTTATACGACCTTCTCTTCTAGCTTGCATAATTTCTTTTTCATGTTTATCAAATTCATAAGGTTTTAACTTAGATATTTCATCAACAGTCCAAATTTTCTTTTCAGTAACATTTATTTGATTGCCCTTTTTAGTTGATGTAACTGCTTTTGCGGCTTCCTTCTTTACATCTTTGGCTTTAGGTTTCTCTTGTTTAGAAGTTATACCTGCATCCATCTTATAAAGATCTATAGCTCTTGCAGCTAAATCAGCATTGTCTGTATTTTCATACAGCCATCCTTGAATTGTAGGATCTTGTTTCTGTGCCCACTCATGAAAATTATCAGTAGCACGAATCTCCTGAAAGTCAGGATGTCTTTTTAAAAGTTCAACCTCAGCTTTTTCTTTTGCAATCTGTGTTTGTTGCTCTTGTAAAAACTGATATTTCTCTTCTAGTTTTTTTGCACGCTCATCTGCTTTAGTAAGAGATATCGTTTCTATAATATCATAGACATCTGGATATTTCTTTTTCCACTCTGCTAAATCATTTGGATCAGTAGGTGGTAACATCTGATTAGTGCTTTGTTCAAGTTGAGTTTTTAAATTAGTTACTTCATTTTTATGTTTACTCAAGGTCTTGTCGTAATGGCGTTTAAGATCGTCATAACGTTTCTTAAAAGCCTTTTCCTCGGCTGTTACAGGGCGTTCTTCAGGAGTAGCCTCTTTTTCTTCTTCTTGGGTGTCCTGTTGTTCGGTAGCTGTATCAGTATCCTTATCATCGAGATCTCTTCTATACTTGTTTCGATAAGGTGTTGGATCAAGCAGCTCTTCTACTTGTTCCTCTTCAGGTGTAGCTTCTACTACTTCTTCTTCTGTAGTTTCTACTACATCTTGTGTTTCGTCAACCATATTATCCTCCTTAGTTGAGTTGGGTGCCTTATGGGAAGGGTAGCCCTCGTGTGCTATGCCATTGGCATAGGTGGCACGTTAGTTTGTGGTGCACCTTCTGGTGCCCCGCCTAATCCACCTTGTGGTGAATCAGGAATATCTTTTTGTGCTTTTGATCTAAGATCTTGTTCCATCATTTGAATAGAGTCTTCAATACTATCTGCTGGAAATGCAGATGCTATAACAGATATTGGTAAACTTACAGTAGGCTCATTTGGCCCTATATCTTGAACAACCTCTGCTACTGCAGGTCCTAGTAATTCTGATAACGCTTGTTTTACAGATGGAGTTAAATGCATATCTAATGCCTGCATTGCTCCAGGACTTAAATTTTGTATTGCATTTTGAAATTCTTGTGGATTAATATTCATAGGCTGAGGCTGTCCTCTACCTTGCATAGGAGCCTGCATAGGTGCTCCTTGTTCCATAGGCATAGCACCTTGTGGATTATTCATTAGAGCTTCTACTGCCATTATACTTCTCCTTCATATAGTTCGTTATAGTTTGAGTTTGGTGTAAAGTATCCAGAAATGTAACAGAATGGTTCAAATATAGAACTATATATTCTACCTCTTAAATTAAAGTTTCCTTTACCTAGTCTCCATTTAATATCTTGTAATCTATTATAAGCTATCTCTTTCCAAAAAGCTGTCCAAAATTTACTACGTCTCATAGCCTTAACTGCTGGTACAGCAAAGTGCCAATATCCTGCAGTGTGCTGATCTGTTAAATGCTTTGAAGTATAATATAAATCTAACATGTAGTCTTCTTTAGATATTAAATTTTGTTTATATAATTCACTACAAATAATTCTACCTCTATTTTGACCGCCCCTGCCTTCTCTTTCTTTTTTCTTACGACCAAAGTTAATTGCTTTTCCTGTTTTTTTAGAAGTTACTGCATTTCCATTTTTATCTGATACTTCATTTTTTCTAGCTTTGTTACTAACAGCATTTCCTCTATCAACTGTTCTTCCTGGATCTGCTGTTTGTTGGCCTACTTTATCTCTTATATCTTTAACTTCTTTACTATTTTCAATCTCTCTTTTTTGTGTTCCTGTTTTTGCAGTGCCATAGTTTGTATTTACTCGAGATAACTGATCACCTGCTATATCTCTCATATTAGGTCTATCCACTGTTCTTGTTTTTGTTTTTGTTGTTGTATCTAAACCTGGCTGCCTATCTGATGGTAGTTTAATTTGTCCTGTTGGATCTAATTTTTCTTTTTGCTCTTTTAGTCTTTCAATTTCATTTGCAATAAAAGTTCTTGGTGAAGTAGGGCTTTTTGCACGCTCTTCTAGTTCTGCTATTTGTTGATCTATATCTTTTCTAGCAGGTTCTAAATCACTAAAAAATCCTCTTGTAGATCCTAAATTAGCTGTGCCTCCTAATGCTTGTGCTGTTTGATCAAATGTAGTTCTTTGTTGTTGTTTATTTGGATCAAATCCTGTTGTTGTAGGTTTTGTATCATCTTCTTTTTTTCCTGTAATACTATCTGCAATTTTTTTAGCAGTGCCAAGTATTCCTCCACCTGCTACAAAGTCTTGCACTGGTTTTGCAACTTTACCAACTGTATCAGCAACATTAAGGCCTAAGTCATTCATAACACCAATATTTCTTTTTCTTCCAAATTCATCAAAAGCCATTCCTATTCCTGGTGCTGGTGTAAATGTATCTGAGCCAGGAGTTCCTCTGGTAAATGTTCCTGTGCCTCCACTAAATCCAAAACCTCTGCCTTCAGCTGTTCCAAATCTTTCTTGAAATGTTCCTCTATCTTCTGGGCTTTTACCTCTAGCTTCTCTTAATTGTGCTCCTGATAATGCAGCTTTAGTTTGTTCAAAACTTGTTTTAGGATCTGTAGTGTCTGTCTTTTTTTCTTCTGTTTTTTTAGCAGGATCTGCTACTGCTGCTGATGCAGCTACAGGTGCAGCTACTGTGTCTACAGCTTTTGGTGCTTCGTCAACTTCATACTCGTATTTGTATTGTCCTGTTTGAGGATCAACTTTTAATACTAATCTATAAGATGGAGTTCTTCCAGTAAGAACTGAAGAACCTGTTATTTCACCTGGCTTAGTAGATTGTATAGTCGCCATTATTTAAAAAATCCTTTACTCTTATTATCTTTATTGTTTAGTTGCCCCTTGAGGGAGAGTAGCCGCCTGAGAGAAATCAGTTTCCCCTGGCCTCGGTACAGCTCCAACTCCGATGTTGCCACCTCCAGCTCCTGTTGCGTCCGCTGGATTTGCTCCTGGAGGTACTCCTCCAGCAGGTCCCATACCAGCTTGTTGCTGGTCAGGGCTTTCATTTTGTTTATTTCCATTTGTCATTCCCATTATTTTTGCAAATATTGCTGCTCTCTCTGGATCGTTAATTAAATCATCTGGATCTATATCTAACGATTTAGCAATCTCTCTTAGCACTGAATGCCATCTTACAAACGGTGCAATGTTTGGATTATTTGCTGTTTGCATGAATGTCATCAATCTTTGTGAACGAACTTCTTTTTGCATTAAAGAAGATGTTCCCATAGCTTTTACATCAAGGTCTCCTTGTATTTCTGGTATGTCTGCATTAAACTGCATGTTCCAAGAGAACAAAGATTCACCAAGGGGTCGTAACAAAAAGTCGTCAATATTTTTTATAACAGTTTTTATATTAAGTGCAGCTGCTCCCATTAGCATAGACATACCTGCAGCTGTTCTTGTTGTAGATTGAACACCAGTTGCTCCATGTGAATAAGATGGAATACCTGTTGCTTCATCTGCTAACTGTCTAAATTTATCAAACATCTGTAAGTTTTCAAACGATGTATTAGGAAACTTTAATCCATTGATAGCAGTTCCTGTAACTCCAGACTGTCTTCTAAATATTTTACCAGGATAAATATTCATATCTTGTCCTGGCACTAATTGTGTTTCGTCAATATCAAATACTAAATTACCTGCTAATGCTAAATTATCAATAGCCATTCTTGCATGACCGTTCATTACCATCTGTGCATCTTCCATATTTTCTGGTAATCCTACACCAAAAAACTGATATGGATTTATTTCATATGGAGCAACATGATATGGTATTCTTTCAGGTGTAAATGGATTTAATACTAATCTTAATATTTTACCATTACATATCCATGCATTTATCTGAACTTCATCTAGCTCATCTATATCATCAATATCTTCTTCAAATTCTAGTCCAGCTTCTACAGCTAAACTTCTATCCATTAGTCCCCAATATTCTAACACTTCAAATCTATTTTTATCTAAATCATCTATGTTTTCTCTATCAAGTAATGCAGTTTCAAAACCTCTTGCTTGATAGTTAGCACCCATTTTTAAACAAGCAGATATAGCTGACTCTCTAAAAAATGGCCTATTCTTTAAATCTCTTAACTGTGATCTACTTAAAGTATGTCTTTGAATAGTATACTCACAATCATCTATAGAGGTTGCATCAGGATCTGGATAAAAATCCCAACAACTTACTGCTTCTATTTTTGGAACTAATTTATACTGAGGGCTGTATTCCATTCCCTCTTCAGTCTTTTCCCACTTATGCTGAGTCTTCTCATGATTAAATGGTCCTTTTATAATTCCTGTTCCAAGAAGTGCCATTTCAAAAAGAGAGTGCCTTAGAACGGATATAGCTGAAGTTTCTTCTAATTGATCATGTATTAATTTTTCCATATTACCAGCAGCTTCTCTAGCTGGAGATATCTGTACTTTTTTAGTAGGATCAGGCGATGGTCCTTCTTTAATATTTAGACCTTCATACTGATCAGCTAAACCACCAAGTATTGTTTCTGCTGTTGCTCCTGGTTCTAGCTCTCTTCCATCTCCAGGAAACCCATATGGATTTGGTAATGGAGTTTCTGGTGTATCTTCACCTTCTTCTACATAAGCTTTCTCAGATATACCATCTGGCATTTTAGTTGGTGTAATACCAAGTGGAAACTTTGCATTTGCAAATAGAACTTCTATTAATTGGCCAAAAGCTGCTAAGACTTTTGTTTTAGTTATTTTAACAAATACTCTTGATTTTTCTCTTTCTGTAAAAGTCATATCAGAACCATAGATTCCTCTATAGTTTCTATACGCTCTTAACCAACGGTTTTCATCAAAAAGACGTGCATCCTCTGCTCTTACAAACTTAGCTTTTATATAGCCAGATAGGCCGCCATATTCTTGCTCTACTTCTTTTGTAGTCGCTTCATCAGATAAAGCTACAGTTTCATCAGTAGTATCCATTTTATATTCCTAACTTAGTAGTCTCTTTCATCAGCCATTGAAAAAATCTTGCCGTCCACCATATTAGTTTTTATTTTTGGTGCATCAACATTTTCTCCGCCTACTTCATCAGCAGGTAGGTTCATAGGATCGTTAGCAGTTTTTGCACTGTTAACTTCATCTAAATCACCTTGCTTATATTTTTTCATGATGTCCATGTTATTTCTCCTTATTTTTAGTTTTTGATAGTGACTCTTGTATAAATTTTAAGAGCCATGGATTATCTCGTAAGACAATATGTATTTGGTTAGCTAATGTATTTGTAACAACTTCTTCTTTATCTTCATCTGATAATGGATTAGATTTAGTTGTAAGCCCACCAACGTAACAGCATGCATGTAAAATTTCATGAATTATTGTATTTAATAAATCGTGCTGTTCTAAATTTGTATTTATCTGTATTTTATTTTCTCTTTGCAGATAATGACCATAACAATCTGTAAGATTGTCTGTTCTAAAATCTGCATCTTTTATTTCAATAGTTAGATCTTGAAATCCAACTCTTAATTTTTTTCCGTCTATATCCATTAATATCCAAATACTCTATCTGCTGGTTGAAAGTTTTGTTGTTTTCCAAAGCCGTCTATTCCTATTCCGTGTGGATTAATGGGGCGAGACATACATCCATATCTTAATGCATCATATGCATGATCTTCTGCGTGCGTATCAACATCTTCTGGATTGTTTTTATCACATGGTAAAAGTGGTAGTGTTCGTATTAGATTTATACAGTTGTTAAAAATAAATAGTGAAGGTTTAGTTTCATCTCCTTTATCTCTAACAGATAGTCGTTTATGTATTTCCAGTTTACCGTTGATACGACTTCTTGGTGATCTATCAGATGGTCTCCATCTACATCCTGCAGTAATCATTGTTTCTGCAATACTTGGACCAACATCACCTCTTCTAGCCCAAGTGCTTGAGTCTAAGACTCCATATCGAATATATTCTTTTTGTTCTAAATTTAAAACTTGTTGTGCAAATAAATCTGCTGTAACTTTTTTTGTATATAATTCTCTGTATATCCAAAGATTATTATCAAAGTCTATAGCAAACCAAAGAACACAAGCTGGTGAAGAATATCCCCAGTCACAAGATCTAAATCTATGCCAATTTCTAGGTATCTCAAATGGTTCTACAACATGAACATCTTTACTAAATTCTGGAAAGGCTGCATCTTCATATGCACTCCAGTCTCCATCTAGAAACTGCTTTCTTTGTACTTCAGGCAAAGAAGCTAGCATAATATAATAATCCTCTGTTTGCATCAGATATGGATTATCTTGTAACTTAGCTGGTATAAATCTTCTTGTTATTTTTCTAGTACCAACTGGTGTTTGTATCTCTACATCAAACTTTGTATTAGGAACTGCTGGGTCTACAAACATTTCTTTTACCCAAGTAGATCCTACGTTTCCTGGGTTACCTGTTGCTCTCATAAATACTGGTATCTCTGGATCTACTGATCTAAGAGATGACCTTAGAAAGTTATAAATATCAGGTGTTGGATATTGTGGTAACTCATCTATTCCTATCCAAGTGTAAGACTGTCCTTGATATCTAAGAGCATCTGTTGTATTTTCTGCGTAACCAAATTCTATTTTAGCACCAGATGGAA